GTTGCAAGCATTGGAGCATAAAATGCTTATTGCAAAAACAGGCACCCTCAAATACCGTTTCTTTATGTTATTTCCTGCCTTTACCGGCGTTCACATTGAGTCGGCTCGCGTAGGCAACGATTGCGCTACCTACGTTAGCATTTCTTGGCAGCCTAAAATTTACCTACGTTCATTATTTAGGAATTAAGATGGTTGTAGTAGGAAGTAAAGCTTGGTGCGAATCCTGTGCCGCTTTGTATCTAAAACTTGCCGAAAAGAGGTTTAGCAAGGCGGTTGTAAGTGATTTCGATGTGCATATTGCACACCATTACCTGTTTGAATCTTTTATTTGGTCTACCACTAAACCTTGGAGTACTTGATGACACAAGATCAACTTGACGCTGTAAACAAAGAAGCTACAGACTGCATGGAGCAATTTCTCAATGGACTAATCACCATAGTAGAGTTTGCAAAGTTCATGTCTGTGTTGGACAGAAAATTTACCGCAGACCCAGACCTTTACGGGTTGCTTGACCCCAATACCGGACTGCGTTTCCCCACAAAAGAGGAAACCGACGCTTTCATGGCAAGTGTGGACTTGCGGATGGAGGAACAAAAACTCCCAGTTGTAGGTTAACTTAAAATTTTACAGGTGGCTTAAAAACCCACCTATCCTTGATTAACTATCGAAAGGCTAAAAATGAAAAATGCGGTTGAACTTTCTGAAAAAATCAACAATTGGATACACGTTGCTCTTAGGGACTTTAAAGGCAACGGCATAAACTTGGCAACAGCAGTGGCTACTTTAGCTTATAAAGAAGCAGCCTCCGACACTTTGGAGTCGCTTTTGAGTTCTAAGATCGCTCTTAAGGAAGGCTTGCGTGAGCTTTTCATAAAAGAATACGTAGAAAGTGACGAGGTTAAGGGCTGGCGTAAACGCCAGCATATCCTGCTGGATTGTTTAGAGGACATTATGCACTCTACCGATGACAACGCTACAGCAGCAAAAGCCAAATATGCTATATGGGAAGTTGGTGGTATTTACGTAGGTAAGAATCTGAATCCAGACAAATCGGTAGATTCTGATGAGACTGACAAGTCTGACAAGTCTAATAAACCTACCAAATCGGTTTCAGACGAAGGTGAAAACACAAATGTAGAAATAGGTGCAATAAAACCCTACTGGTCGTCTGAGATTATACTTCCCTATAATGTAAAGTTTTTGCGTACAACGGTTCACAACCGCACAATCTACGACTGGTATCTGTCTGATGATGCATACGTGTCTAATGAACTTATTGCTAAATACGGTGACGGCCCTAGCTTGCATACTTTCTTCTACGTTGATTCAGAGCCTACCTCTTCTCTAGCCCAAGAAGCCCGAGACGTTTTTAACCTGTATAAGCAGGAAGAGGCGTTCTTAATTAAAGATGTGCCTGCCGTTAACGAGGCACGCCGAGAAGTGGTAGGCGACTACATAAAAAAGCTTTCAAGTTTGCCCAGAGACAAAAACTTGTCTTCTGACCAAGTTCGAGAATTACGCGCAACTCTTTTACAGTCCTTGACAGAGTACTTGCTAGAGTTGGAGCACACTGAAGGCGTTTTAAAAGGCCTCTTGGCACGTCATCGGTTGGTAGCAAATTTTGTTGTCCGTTCCTTGGAGATTTAAGTGTTAAAAAATTTAGAGCAGATCGGAAAAATAAACGATTTTAGAATCGTTGTTAGTGAAGATAACAACATTACTATTATTGTAAGCAAACAACCGTTCTACGTAACTACCAAAGACACGGGAGAGTGGTCTATGGTTAAAAAGATGGATGCAGAGTACATCTTCATTTTGAAAGGCATGTTTTCTCCAACCGAAGAGCTTCCCTTCTTTTTTGTGCGCAACTTTTAATTTAGGATTTAAAATGGCTACTAAGAAATATGAATTTGTTGAAGGTGACATTCGTCTTTACTCCAACCGTGTCTTGAAACGGATTAGGCTTCTAAAAGATATTTCCCTAGAAAATGATCAGCTGCTGCGCAAAGGCACACTAGGTGGTTATATCGAGACTGAGAATAACCTCTCACAACAGAGCACCTGCTGGGTTCACGCAGAAGCTCTGGTATTTCATAATGCCAGAGTTTCGGACGAGGCGCAGATTAAAGAGCAGGCTCGGGTTTATGGGGCAGCCTACGTAAATGAAAAAGCAGTCATTTCCGGAGCGGCTCACATTTACGGCAATGCTCACGTCTTTGATAGAGCCCTTGCTGAAGGTAAGTGTTTCATTTATGGATGCGCTAAAATTTCCGGCGGAGCAACTGTTACTGACAAGTGTAAAGTCTACGGTAATGCAAAAGTTTATGGCGACGCGCAAATTTGTCAGTCGGCAAAAGTTTATGGCGACGCCCTTGTTTGTGGTTATGCAAAAGTTTATGGCAGTTCTGTAATTTACGACGATGTTTTTATTATGGGCAATGCAACAATAGACGGGAATTCCCAAATCTACGGAAGGGCAAATATTTCGGATAGTGCTCGCATTCTTAATGCGCGTGTATTTGGGTGCTCACGTATTAGGGGCGAGGCATTTGTGGGAAAAGATGCAGTTGTTTCAAACGCGGAATTATCAGGCGGCTGCAAACTCCTGCATGATGCGCTTGTTTCAGAGGACGGAATGGTGTTCTACGCGCAAAATGTCGGTTCTGAGAATGGTACCTTGACGATGTACAATACCAAAGACGGAACACTCAGAGTAACTCGTGGTTGTTTTGTGGGTACAGTAGACGAATTTCTCGAAGTTTCGGAAAAATGTCATGATACTCAGACTCATATTGAATACCGAATGCTTATTGAGGTTGGGCATTCTCGTATCAGTCGTTGCCTGGCAAAACAATATAGTACGCACAGCGAGGAAGAGCTGTAAACACAAGTAGTCAGTTTTAGCTTTTCCTTTCCTTTCTCCCCTCTCTTATTTTAGGATTCTAAATGTCATCAGCCTCTACACCTACACCAGTCTCAATCCCAAGGGCAATCTTCTTGGACATTGAGGGTGTTGTAGTTACTCACCGCTCTATTTTGTACGCACACACTCCCGCTTTTCATTACCGCGGTGCTCGGGTTCCAGGTTGGGAAATTTTTATAGACTTTTCAGCTATGGCTCTTGTTTATCAGCTGGCTAAAGATTACAATTGCCTAATTGTTGTGATTTCAACTTTGCGCCGAGACCCATATCTGCGTGAGGGGCTTTTGCTGGCTGCTCCTCTGTGGGCAAAAGAAGAAAATGGCGAAGGTTCTATCGCCTTCAACCTGCTCTCTCCGTTTATAACTGGCAACAACAATACACGCGAAGAAGAGATTCTCACATTTGTGGCTAAACATAATGTTGAGAAATACGTGGTCATTGACGACCGGAAACTTGACACAGAGTTTCTAGTTCACGTTTCACCTGGTGACGGCTTTACTTTAGACGCCTTTTACAAGGCAGGCGATATGCTTGCTGATGAAAATCACCCAGTTGTTAACCACGCTATCTTTCTTTGATATGAAAAAAGTTAAACTAAACGTAAAAGACATGTTTTTGGAAAATCCCAAGGCTGCACGTAAGGCAGTTAGGCAGGCTTTAAAGCAAGAACTTTGTCGAGTTCGTTTTCTAAAGCTTGACGGTACAATGCGTGTAATGTGGTGCTCGCAGCATCCAACATTTATGCCCCCACCTCAACCGAAAAAAGAAGACGCTTCTCGTGAAAAAGATAAAGAGCATTTTGCAGTTTGGGATATTGAGGCTGAAGGTTTTAGGAGCTTTAAACTTGAGACAGTTAAGACACTTTCATATACCTAGCTTTCTGCTTTTCTTTGTCTTGTTCTTGTTAATCTTTTTGTCGCCGCTTATTTCATTTTTACTTTTTCGTTAGGAAATCAAATGATTGATACTCTACCATTTAAACGCCTGCTGCATAATGTAGCGGTAATTGACCTAGAGACATTTTCTCTAGAAACAAATGCCGTTGTTTACGAATTTGGTCTTATAATTACTAACGTAGTTCCAGTCACAAGACCAGACCACCCAAACTGGCAGTCGTTTGGAGTTACTAAACTTGAGAGCTTAATTCAAGATAAGCAGGAAGATTATGCACTGCCCTTAATCTTTCAAACCTACCAATGGTTTCCTCACATAGGTGAGCAGTGTGTATTGGGTTTATCTCTAGACAAAGAAACTGTTGATTTTCATAAAAAATTAGATGCAAACTTTATAGAAACCTACACCGAAAGACAAAAAGTTTCTATCTCTGTTAAAGAACTGCATAGCAAACTGAAGGCAGCATTAGAACAATTTTCCGTAAAAGAGATCTACGCCAATCACCCACAATTCGACTTGATAATTACGCGCAATCTATTCAAGACTGTAGGATTAAATAATCCTTGGAAGTACAACGAGGAATTCGACATTGCAACGGTACGTAAAGTTTACCAAAACTCCTTAGGTAAAGGCATGGCAGATTTTTCAAAATTGGAAAAATTGCCCAACGTAATTCACACAGCCTTAGGCGATTGCCTTTGGAACCTTCACATTTTAGGATTGGGGATTTAAATGTTAGACCCTAACGCTGAGAAAATTGAGTTCGATATACCTCCTGAGCTTGGCTGTACTGAACTGACAATTTGTTCTCTTGAAGAGCAAATTCGTTCTCTTTTAAAACAAATGGAATACTACGGTTTAATTCTTACCGTCGAGCAAGTTCCAAACAAGCCCCTTGCTATGGGCAACAGTCACTATCGCGTTGGTTTGCGGGGCGACAAACAATCTTATCGTAAGCCTGCTTAAATACATCTTTAATCTTCTAATTTTTAATTTGCAAATTTATGGATACTCCTGACCCTGTACTCGAACAAGCAATTCAACTTCTTATGTCTGCGGCTAGCTCCGGTATACGCCCATACGTAGATGGCCTGCCAACGCCTAACCGAAATTTGTGCATAGAGGTTGCAAAAAAACTTTATGACTCAAACAAGGATTTTAAAGTTCCGTTTAACATGCGCTTTTCTAGAGAGCTATCCCCGGTAAGTGGGGCAGCAGAAAAGACGCAGACAACAATTTATGAGAGCTGCATTTATCGAACTATGGCTTTTCGTTGGACGCAGTACGCAACTAACGGCGGAAGCTCTAACAAGTCCATACTTGAGCAGGCTTGGGTAACCTCCCTTGCGGACGTAGAAAAGGTAAATCAGTTTCCAGATAGTCCCTGGACATTTCCATTTGCCTGGAAACAGGTACAGCGAGTACTGATTAGCTAGACAATGTCTGCAAATAAAAAGCCTAAAAAGAGCTACCGCCCTAGATACGTCTGCCCAAATCCTTTGGCAGGTCTCTTGGGTGGTTTGTCTCAAATTAGTAAGGCCGCAAAAATCCGAATAGCAATAATAAACCATAGCGCAGTTTACGCCTTTGCTAGGGGTAAAGCCACACGTAGCGACTGGGATCATATTTGTGCTCTTATAGGCTTCATAGAAATAATGCTAGGTCTTTATTTTACGGAGCAGCATCAGGAAATAATTGAGGAGGCCCAAATAGCGCATGCAGATGCTGGTAAGAGGTTTTTAGAGACAGACGTGTTTAGTTATACCGAGAACGAACTCTCAGTGATTAACCAAATAATTGATTTTAACGATCAAATAATGGAACAGTCTCTGATTGTTGAAGTCGAAAACGCAAACAAGATACTAAACGCAAGCTTTGACTGAATTAGATTGATACGATGAATAAACTTTTATTTTGTAGCTCTTGCCAAGAAAATCGTGTGCCTGAGGGCGGAGTTAGTCTAAACTCTACTCGATGGGTATGCGCCAAATGTTGGACAAACAAGAGCAAGCGTTTAATGGGCGGCCCTGTTAAGAAGAAAGTTTTAATGTTGGTTAAACCTGTAGAGGGAGGAAATACCGAATTGCCGTTGGCAAAAAGAGTTTCTAGCAAAACAGTACCTAACGAAAAAACAGCGCAGGCTTTAGTATCATGGCAACCCGGACACGCCTTCATAGCACCTAATGGTCCTGTGGTTGCCATAGAGGATTTAGAAAAATTCTTTTTAGAAAGTACAGTTTACTCTTTAACTGAGAGAGAATTCATGACTAACGCCTATACCGAGGCGGCAAAATTGACGCATCTTGTTTTGATTAGAATGACTCGTATTTAACTTTTGGAGATTCTTATGGAAATTAAACTTAACATTGACCAAGCAAATTTTGGTGCAACTATTGAAGACGTGTTTAAGACGCTGTCTTACGAAGACAAAAAGAGTTTAGCCTCGCAGTGTATGCTTGAGGTGTTGCAAACTCCTACTAGCTTTGAGCGCGAGATGTACGCTAAAAAATGCGTTGAACGTATTATTGCTAGTCACAGTAACCGCAATTACGATAAATTGGACACAGACGCTAAAGCTCGTGCATCCTACGAGTTTCGTGAAATGATGAGCAAGTACGAAAGCTCTTCTGAGAAGATGGTAAAAGAAATTGTTACCACTGCCATTTTGCATTACAAAGAATTGGTAGTTAAGTTGGTTACCGAGGACGAGCAGCTAAATAAACTCTATGAAGACGTAAAAGCTACAATTGTGGAAAACTTCCCCGCAATGGTACAGGCTGCGGTGATTGCGCATTTTGCAAAAGACATGGGCAGCATTGGAGCTGCAATAACAAACGTGCAAGGTGTAGCTGAGTCCGCCAATCGAGGACTGCAAAATCTAACCTCTAGTCTGCGTAGTCAGGGCCTAACCATCAATGTCTAAAATGAAAAACTTTGACAAAATCTACAGTAAGCTGGTTACCAAGCTTAACAAAAAACTGGGTGTACAGGAAGTGCCTTACAACGGCCCTGCGGCATTTACTCTAGCGCATATTGCTTACCGCGCAGGGATAAAATCCCTAGATGTAAAGCTAAATAAGAACAAGATTAAGATTGGCCAGCTTGAGGCTAAAAACTTAGAGCTCGAAAAGCTTTGCGACGCAACCTACGTTGCGCAAGGCGCAGACGCCTATAACCACGCCTGTTCCGAGATGGAAGATTTTCAAAATAAAAGAGCTCGTGCAGGCAAAGAAGTAGGCACTACTGGAAGTCTTGTTGACGGCATGGCATGGCTTTACGAACGTCTCGACGAGCTAGAAGCTTTGCAGACAGGAAGCGCAAAGAAGTTAAGCAAAAACATGACGGCGTCAGGTACCAAACTGTATGAGTACACGTTTACTCAAGAAATCACTGAGAGTAAATCAGAGATATGCCTTAAATTTTTTGCAAAAACAGACTTGGAAGCCTTTCAGGCTTGGTGCTTAGTACCTTTGGTTCAGGAGCTTTCACCGAATTCTGGTAAGCTTACAATTGAAACGCGACCAGTAAACGCCTAGGTAGCAAAACAATTTAAGCGGTGCTTGGCTACTTTTAGTCAAGCACCTATTCTTTAAACGAGGAAATAAAAACATGAATTCAAAAATCAAATTTGCCATTACACCTGAAGACGGCGAGCGTCTTGCAGAGCTGTATGCTAATTTGGCTACACCACCTTTGCTTTTTATCAAAGGTGCACCGTTAGATGAAAAATTCTTCTACAAGGACGATCAAAAAAGCTTTACTGCATTTTTGTTGGGTGTAACCTTTTCTGCTTCTAGGATTAAAGAGTTTGTGGATTCCAAATTTACTAAACCAGCTTTAAGCCCTTTGTGGTTGTTGGATGCGTTGTTAGCAGAACAGGCTGAAGTTAAAAAACTGTAAATACGAATTGGTTTTGCAGCAACACACCCACACCTTTAAAGGATTTTTTTCATGGCGCCATCTAATGTAAACGTACTTTCTGCTCTTATACCCGGCTCAGTTTGGGCGCGACAAACAAAAAAGGGGACTACCCAATCCCGCGTTATTGCCGTTTCTAACGCAGGTTTGTCGGCTGAGGTTTTGGAGCAGTTTCCGCAACAGGTTGTCTTTGTTACGGAAAAACAAAAAATTCTAACACAAGACATTGAAACGTTCCTTGCTAACCGTTCTTTTGTTGGGTCTGACGACCAACTGGAGACTTTGGTAGCCGCTATTCTTAATCCTTCTATTCTTGACCAAGAACCAGAAGATGAAAACGGTGAAGAGAAAATTGATTTCGATAGCGTAACGATTTCCTCTAGCCTTAACGACTTGCTTAAGACAGAAGAAGCTATTACTGCTAAAAAGCCGCTACAGGTGGCGGATTTGATTGAGGCTCAGGCGCGTGAAAGCGACGGTTCTTTTGATGAACAAGGCTCTTTTGAAGACTCTCTGCAATCTCCGGAATTGGAAATCGCAGGCGACAACATTATGAAGCCTGAACTTGAGGAAGCATTTGTTGCTTACACAGAATCACCGTTCCACACTGGCGACACACTGCACACACTGCGCTTTGTTTTGAGTGATCAGCTCTCCCTTACCGAAGTTGCTAATGCTTTTGACATTAGCCGTGAAGATTCGATTACGTCGTTTATCGTTAACAACGGATACGAAATTTCCACTGCTGTAGAAATTGACGGCTTTGCTGGCGCTTTCCTGGAACTGAATCTTGGACAACCTGCTTTCGCAGTTCTTTACGTTACGTCTGCCGGTCACTTCCGTGCCGTCAACTACGAAAACAACTTGCCCGAAAAAGAAGATTCAGTTGAAGACGTCGAGGTAAAGGAAACAAACCCTGAACCTGCTTTGACGGTAATTGAACAAATTAGCTCTCCTGCTAATCTAAATGTTATTGCCTAATTAAAGTCTTCAAACGCCCCCTTGGATACAGTATCCAAGGGGGCTTTTTTGTTTATAGAAAAAATCAAATGCTAAATCAATACGTGGTAGCCCGAGTTAGGACTAAAGAAGGTAGCAAGCTTGTTTTTGGTAAGGTTCACGAGTTAGCAAAGGGAATTGCTTACTTGACTGGGGCTAAAGATGCTCATATACCTCATCTTAAGACTTCCTACGAAGTTCCGGTAAAGGAAGTTGTTGCAGTATTAAACGACAACGTTCCATCGGGAAAGATATGGGGCTTCGACGTAGACAGTTGCCTTAAAGGGAAAGTACCTCATGACTTTTTTGGTGACATTGCTTTTTTCTATAAACCAACTAAAGAGGTTAAAGCTAAACTAATTACGGCTTTTGACGACGCAGCAAAAGTATTTACTAAAGCAGGTTTTAGTTTTCCCGACGAATGCGTATGGGAAATTTACTCACCTGAGACTTCTGGTAAGTGGGCTGGTCGCTATAAGCATTCTAAGCACCCGGATAAGAATCCGCACCGCCTGCAGATTGCTCCTGAGAAACATAACGATAACCTTTATGTTATTCTTCACGAGCTTGCGCATCACGTAGATTTCTCTTTCCTGCAAAAAGCACCTAAACTACAGGCCGCTTGGATTAGACTCTACAATACCTCCATTAAACCCCAGACAATTCGCAAAGATGTATCTCAAAGTCTTTTAGACCTTCTAATTGACGGCGAAGATCGCCCATCTGATTTTAAAGGTCAGCTTGAGGAAGAACAGCGTAACGCCTTTAACTGGATTATTCGCCAAATAAAGGCAGACCACTCTGTGGGCATTTTTGAATTAGACACGCTGTTTGAGGCTCAATGCAAAGATGAGATAAAAACTCTCTGGCCCCTGCGCACACTTGCTAAAAAAGAATTAGCGCCTATTGTTAGTGAGTACGCAACTACTAACGTAAAGGAACTAATCGCAGAGTCTTTCTCCTTTTATTGGACAAAGAAGAAACTGCCCAGTAAAGTTCATGACTTGGTAGAAAAGACTCTTAGTTACGCAAAAACCCAGGTAGAAAAATCCTGATTGGAGAACTAAATGAAGTTAGCTAAGTTGATGAATTCCAGCGAAAAAATGCGCAAGATGAATGCGCGTTTCGTCAAAGTCGTGGCCTTCAAGAAGGGATACAATAGGCTAGGTCAGGCAACTGCTATCGCCAAAACCTATACCCCATTAGAATTTAATTCTGCTAAGACTGTAGTTCGCTCCCGAGATTTAAACCGCTACGTTTCTTCTATTGTCTTTCTTGACAAGAAACTGAACGTTAAGGTATCCTGCTCCTGCCCTGACTTTTTATTCCGATGGGAGTATCCTCTCTACGCAAACGGAGCAGCTGACATTGTTTACGGCAACGGTGATCCTGCTAACACAACCAACCCAGGTAACGTCCCTGGAATGTGCAAGCACCTAATCGCTTTGCGTGTTCTTATTAAGAATTCTGAGAATGTCTAAAGATGTCTTATCAGCATTCGGAATCTTTTGCTAAACTTAAATCCATTAAAGAGGGTATTGATAGTTCCCTAACAAGCTATCAATGGCTTGCAACTCTTGATTATTTTATTGAATCCGCAATTGACCCTATGGTTACCTCTTTACCACTGCTAGTAAACAACTACTACGCTAAGGTAATTGCTTGGCAATCACATAAGCCTTCAATAAAGTTTTCAAGAATAAACAAACATGATTTGCCCACTCTGCTTTTTAACTCTATTACTACCGAAGGTGCGGTGAGCAGAAGCTTTCAAAAAGAGATGCTACTTAACCGAGGCCTCCTGTTTGGGCTAATTAACATCTTTCAGCATACTGTAAATGGATATATGCAAGTGCATAATCCGGCTACTAGGATAACCAACAATGACCGAATGTTAAAACTGGCTATTGCTGAAAAGAATTTTGATACTACCTACTTGTATGCTTCGGCTAGAGAATCTCAATTCTGGGCTAACAAGGCTTACTCGTTCAAAAAGCTTATAGTTCAAAAGTACACTAGGCTGGCGCTAATGAACGCGAAGGGCGTTTACACGCAGGTTCATACGTATCTTAAACTAGACGATATCGTGCAAACGTATCTAATGTTTTTATCTAAGGCCATTGACCGGTGTGACTCTAGGCAAGGTGTGCTTACTACGTTTATACAAACTTGGTTTCACTCTGCTAAGGCGCATACTATGAAAGAAGCCCAAGATAAACATCAGCAATCATCTTTTGATGAACAGCATGAAACAACAGATTTGTCGGTAGGTCCTGATACCTCTTACGAGAATATTCAGCACATAGCCAGCACTGCTAAAAGAGTTGACCCATCAGGAATTTTGCGCGTGTCTCTTGGCATACCAGAATTTTTGAGTAGCAACCAGTTAAGTATCTTAGCCCACCACTGTAAAAAGGAAATTTAAAATGGATTTAGATGACGCAAAAAGTAATTCACGGGAAAATCAACCGCGTGAATCGGACCTTGTAAACATTTACAAATTCCCAGAGAAAAAATGGGTAACAATTCGTCTAACACCTGGCTTGCAAGTTAAGGCAAATTATTGGGTTAAGGTTACTACCAAGAGTGGTAAGAAGACAAAGTTCCCAACTAGCGTACCATCTTTTGATACAGCCTCACAAGAGCGGGATAGCACAAAATACGATCCATGGCGTGACCTGCAGGCTTACGAGGCAAAGCTGGTTGCCGATGGTAAGATGACTAAGGAAGAACAGAATATTCAGTATAGCCCTGCGTACTTTATGCAGGCTATTATTCGTTCCGAGCAAAAGAAAGCACCTGCTCGGCTCCCTAAGCCTACGGCAGACGAGCGCAAGACCGGTTTCAAAGAAAAAGATTCGGATTCATGGACACCCAAGATGGTTGTTTCTTTGGGTCGTGCTTTCATTGGTAAGGTCAAGGACTTGAAGGGGCTTAACACAGTAGAGTCGCCTAAAACAGGCGCAGTTAAGGCGTTCGCAGTTAACGACGTTAAATTTGGACGTGACTTGCGCGTCTACTTTGACCCTGACAAAGCCCCTGCTGAGCAATATCAAGTACAAATGGGCGATAAGCGTACTCCTCTCACAGAAGAAGAGCTGGCCTATCTGTCTTGGGATTTGTCTTTGCTGGAAGCTCCTACGGTTGAGGACTCAGAGATTAAACGTGATTTTGAAAGCTGGGCAACACGTAATAAGATTAAACTTCCTAAGAGCATTAAGGCTTCTAAGAGCCACGATGAAGAGGATGAAGAAGATGAAGAAGATGAAGAAGACGAGGACGATAAGCCTTCTAAGAAATCCTCTAAGGCTTCGACTAAATCTAAGTCTAAGGCGTCTAAGCACGTTGAGGATGACGAAGACGAAGACGAAGAAGATGCTGATGAGGATTTTGACGACGAAGAGGACGAGGACGAGAAGTCTTCTAAGTCAAGCAAGTCCGGTAAATCGGCTAAGAAGCCCGCAGCTAAGAAGTCATCTAAATTCAAAGTAGATGAGGACGAGGATGAAGATGATTTTGACGACGAAGATGAGGATGAAGATGAGGATGAAGATGAGGAGGACGAAAAGCCTTCTAAGTCTAAGAAACCCGCTGCGAAAAAGTCTTCCAAGAAAAAAGTAGATGAAGACGAAGACGATTTTGACGACGAGGAAGACGATGACGAATCTGATGATGAAGACGAAGATTCGGATGACGAGGATGAAGACGAAGAGGATGTAAAGCCTTCTAAGTCTAAGAAACCTGCAGCCAAGTCTACAAAATCTAAAAAGAAAGTAGACGAGGATGATTTTGACGACGAAGACGAGGACGAAGAAGCTGAACCTCCTAAGTCCAAAAAGCCAGCTGCTAAGAAGACTTCCTCTAAGTCTAAGAAAAAAGTAGATGATGAAGACGAAGACGACGATTTCTAAAATATGTTAGGTGGTGGTGTGAGGCTAATGGGGCTAGCAGGGGTTCGCCTCTCCTAGCCCCATTTTTATTTCTTTGTTAGGAAATTACATGGTTACAAGAAAATCTAAAGTTGCGGTAGAAAAAACTCCACGTGCTAAGAAGGTGCGTGAGCCTGCTGTAAAAGAAAAAGACACGCGCCCTAAGATTGACGTTTATTCTCTGTATTCAGACTCTCTAGACGTAATTGCTAAACGTCAGGGTTTTGAGTCGTCTGGCCTGGACGTTGCGCCACCTATGTCTACAGGTATGCTAGAAGTAGACATGGTTATGGGCGGCGGTATTCGCGCCTGTATGTTAACTGGCGCTGGCAACGAGCAATGTGCAAAAACTACTCTAGCTTTAACTGCTATGGGTGCGGCTATTAAAGCCAACATTCCCATTATCGGATTTATGGACTTCGAAGGCTCTACGAAGAATTCTAAGCCCTATGTTCACTCTATTCTCAAGGGCATGGGCATTAAGCTTTCTATGGACGAAGTCTTTGGTAAGGTCAACAAGGACGGGACTGTTACTCCGGGACGTGTACGTTATAGGGCTGAGACTATCCTAGAGCGTTTCTACGATTGGCTCTCTGAGATTCTGCGCGAATTGCCGGATAAGCGATACGTTGAGGGAAAATGGTGGCTAGTATTCGATGAGAAGAATAAAAGGCACAAGGCTAAAGTCAGCGAGTTTCTAGACGAACGCATGACCAAGAAGTACGGCAATGGCCTTTGGGTTGAAGCTCCTGACGATAAGATTCAGGGCATTATCTTTGTTGACTCTTATACTGCCATGCAGCCTGAGGCTAAAGACGAGGAAGAAATCAGCAATCAGCTTTCAGTTAAGGCTTCTGCTTTCTCTAAACAACTAGAGCGTGTTAAGGGCCGTATGGGTCAAAAGATGGTAACCGTTTACGGTTTAAACCATCTGCGAGCTAATCCTATGGCAATGTTTGGGCCTAAAGAGTCTGAAAAGGGCGGCAACGCGTTGCAACAATTTTCCGATGTGCGTTTACGTCAGACTAGCCGTTCTCTGTCTGCTGCGCCGTTTTCGCCTAAACCAGACAAGAAGCTTGGCTACGATGAGTCAGAACCTTCAACAGAATTTGAAGGCGGCAAAGACCGTTATCGGTACGTTCACGTTAAGGCCATTAAGAACAAACTGTGGACCCCTCAACGCGAATGCTTTATTCGTATTTGGGTAGAAGACGGTTCAGGTACAGCGCGTGGTCTTGACCCTGTGTTTGATACTATCTGCTTTTTAAAAGACACAGGGCAACTCTCCGGCACACGCAAAAACTTTAAGCTTAATCTGGCTGGTTTAGGCGCATCTAAAGCCCCTGTGTCTTGGCAGCAACTTAAGCGGTGGATTTTAGGCAACAGAGAGATTATGGTTAAGGCTTCTACACATTGCGGTTACAAACCAATGGACCTTCGTGCATTTTGTTTTAAGCAAGTTCAGAGCGGCGTTGCAGAAGATTTGTATGTAAAAGTCCTGTCTGCCAAGTCTGCTGACAAGAGCGGGAGTGACGAAGATGACAACGGTGACGACTGAAAGGCCCGAAGGTCTACCTCTAGTAGAACTAGATAAAGAAGACGCTCTTATGGCGGCTTTAACTAACTTGGCATATTCCTCAAAAGAGGATTTAGCTAAGAAAGTTAAGCCGCCTAAGATTAAGAAGCCCAAAGGTTCTAGGTCTTCTAAATTTTGGTTTACTATGTCAACTGTGGAAATTGAGGTTGAGGAGCAAAAACAAAAGATGCTTCCTCAAGCCTTGGAACACATAGACGCTAACGTAGCTGCTAGGCTTAAAAAGTATAAGACGGAACTAAGCCCCGAGTTAAAGAGTAACATTGAAACCGTTAGGGAATTTTTCCTAACGGAGTTAGCACCTTTAACTATTGCTACTAACGGCGGAGTGACACAGGCAAAAGAGGTTGTGCAGCGACTCCTAGACACTGAAGTTGACCCTAGTCTCTTAGACAAGTTTAATAACATGGCAAATAGAGCAGCCGTAATGCGGTTAGCTCTTTTTGTTGTTGAGTATTTCAAACTTCCTAAAGAGCATTTGTCTTATATGTTTCCTACTCCAACAGGTCAAGACCCTGACTTAAAACAGATACTTGCTTTGCTGAAGAATCTTCCTAAAGAATCTAATAAAGACTCCTTGAAAAATTCTAGCAGGCTTATTGAAAAAACTGTGGAGAATGTAATTGAAAAATTTGGCGCAAGATAGAGAACTAAAACAGCTACAAGCTTTGTTTGGCAACTTAATGAAGGGTCCTAGTACAAATGACTCTTCTGTTATTGTGCCTACCCAACCTACCTTGGAGATTGACGACGACAACTTTGACATTGTTAAAATCATGTCTGAGTCTACCGACCCAGATACTGGGCTGATGCGCGACTTGAAGATTGACGACAGAGACCTTGAGCAGGCCTCCTCATATTACGATTATAGTCTACGTTTAATTATTAACGAGAATAAGCCGCCGTGGATGATTCAAATGTGGACCGGGCTAATGCTCTTTGGCGAGGTATGTCCTGTATGCTCGGACAAACGCTGGCTTAATCTGGACTGGGTAATTGAAAACGTAGACAAGTCTATGCCCTCTAAAGAGATTAAGCAAGGCCTAAAGATTTTACGACACGGTGTATGTCCCAAATGCAAGCGTACCAAAGGTGAGCTAATAAAAAACCACGGTCTAAACAACTATGTTGAGCTTGTAAATGTTCTAGGCCAGCGCTCTGGTAAATCATCTTCGGCTGCTGGCGGCTACGCTACTTATTCTTTGCATAGGTGGCTAAAGTTTCCACGGCTTGCTGACATGACAAATTCAATGCAGGCTTCAACAGAGTTGACTGGTACCTTTGTTGCACTGACCGCAAGTCGTGCAACAACTCTGTGGACGCCTTTTATGAACGTTATTTCAGATTCAGAATGGTTTAAACAGTACGACGCAATGCTTGCACACTATGAGAAAAAATATGGTGTAGAGCTTGTTCGCAAGCGTAGTGAGTATTTTAAATACTTCCACAAGGGACTGAAATTTTACTTCTCAGGGCCCCGAGGTGAAACACTCCGTGGTGATACTCGTGTTCTAGCTCTAATTGACGAATTAGGTTTGTTTCCTCTTCCAGACCCAGAAGCAGAAGAAGCCACAGATAAACGTGCTAACGCAGACGAAGCCCACAAGTCTCTAGTCTCCAGTTTAACTACTGCGCAAGCCGCGCAGTCTGTTCTTTTACAGCAGGGCGTTAACTGTCCGTCAGCACTTTTTATGGGTGTGTCTTCTCCAATGTCTGTTCGAGACAAGGTTATGCGTCGCTTGGCAGACTCACGAACAGAAGAAGGAAAGAAGTATATTTTAGGCGTAAACCTTCCTACCTGGAAAGTGAACCCTTCTCTAGAAAGAACCTCTCCCATTATTGCTCTAGCCTATGCAACTAACTGGGAAAAAGCAGAGCGTGACTTTGGTGCTAATCCTCCAATCATTCATAATACGTTCCTGAAGCATACGCAAGTTACTCCGGATTTGTTCACACAGAAAAATACGCACGAGCTTACCTATCATTACGACCAGCCAGGTTATTTATACGGGAAACTAACCCAAAGCTATCGCCCTAAGTACCCTTCTATAGTTTGTCTTGATGCAGGTTCAACAAACAATTCCTTTACTTTAGTTGGTGCACACTTTGACTTCGATAAGCAAAAGACGGTTGTTACTACCGTCATTGAGATAATGACGCATGACGGACGTCGAATAGATTTTAACCTAGTCTACCTGAATATAATCTTGCCTGTGCTAAAACAGATTAACGGCGTTGCATTGTTTGCAGACCAGTGGCAGTCTTTGGACATTTTGTCTAGAGCCAAGGAGGATATGGGACTTGCACCTCGACAAAGTAAACCTAGGTGTATGACGGCACAGTATTCGCCTAAGCGTAGGGACTTCGATTCTCTTGTAGCTGCTTTTGAGAATAAATCAATAGTGCTGCCATTTTTAGCGCAAGTAGATTACGACGACGTTGTTACAAATCAGATTTCCTACAAGACGCTAAATAACAAACCTGTTAAACATCTGCTTTTGCAAATGCTAACTGTCACAGACGGTGGTGTGGGCAAATGTCCAACTAAGGGCGATGGTTACACAGACGACATATTTAGAGCCCTAGTCTTGACAACTCTAATTCATAAAGAGAAGGTTATGGCTCGTCTTAAGGAAGCTCGCGCGTGGATAGACGCTGACTCAGGTACAGGTTCATCTATGCCTATGCCTGTATTTATACCTAGAAGTTGGTAGATCGGTATGACAATTGGGCACTCAAAGTTCAATTTTATTACATGCGCAAAACTAAAAAACCACCAAAGCCCAATGAAGTTTACGAGCTTCCTACTAAGATAGTCGTCAGAGATCAGGTAGTAATTCTAGGCATGGACCCTGGCTCTAGGAATTTTGGTATTGCTCTTGTAGGCACCAGTAACGGTAAAATTAAAGTCTATGCCAATGCTGTTTTAATGCGGCCAGTTAATGACTTGGTATCCTTTGGGATGTCCTCAGATGCTTTCATGAAAGAGATTAAAGCTTGGATAGACTTGGGCAACCCCAAGGGCGTTGTAGCAGAAAGATTTCAAACGCGAGGTAATGGTGGCCCGCTTATTGAACAAGTTTCTGCAATGCTTGGTCTTATTAGAGGTCGTTATCCGAAATTGCCCATGAAGTTGACCATTGCCTCTGCTTGGAAAAATAAATTTAACCGTAGGTTCAATATGGACCTTAAAGAAATTTATCCTACTACAAGAGTTCAACCTCACCAACTAGACGCCACACTAATTGGCATTTTTGGTTTAGAGGCTGGTCTAGGCAAAGAGTTGTCGTTTACGATTGAGGACGTTATTAAACAATGCGAAGCAACGTCTTTAGTTAAACTTAAAAATTTAAAAATTCAGAAATAAGGAACCTGTTATGTCTAAAATACCTGCAGCCTGGCTTGAAGCTAAAGTTTCTTTTGGTGACCAAAAAGAAGATACAACAACCTTGACAGCCAATTGGTGGGACGAATTGTCTGATACGTCTAAAGAAGAGTACGTTCAAGAACATCCAAATTCTAAATATGCTGAGATGCATAAAAAAGCCAAAGAAGGCAAAGAGTCTACGCCTGTAGAGCACAAAGAAAACAAAGAGCAGAAGCCTGCTCAGACAGAAGAGCATAGCAATGGCCCTGTCGCTGTTTTGCCTCACCCAGGTCATGAAGCAGTTGCGGTTATGCACAAGGCAGCCGCGTCACCTGAAATGAAACCTAACTCTCCGCTGCGTAAAAAGATTGGCGGATTCTTGGTTACTAAAGCCAAAAATGTTGTCAGTCATCTTAAGCATGAAGGTAAAGAATTCAAAGTTGCGGGCAGTGCCTGCATTAAACTAGCTAAACGTAAACCTTTAGATGAGCATGATAAACATGCCTTAGCCGCAGTAGCCGCTGACTTAGCTGCGGTTGCGATTGCAATCGCAACCGGTGGACATTTGGCACACCTGTTGGAAGAGGGTGCAGCTATTCTAATGGGTCATGCGGTGCAACACTTAGCTCTTGAATCAATAACCAAGGCAGCAGTTAAAGGTGCAATTCATCACGCAACGGTTTTATCTTCGGAAAGCGTAATTGCCGTTGACATGAATTTTGATGCTACCCTGGAGGAGGCTGTAAAGATTCTTGCGCAGCAACTTGAGACAGCGGACCTTAGTAGTCTAATTCCTGAAAATGAGGATGATAAGACTAGTGAGAATAAAGTTACTGCTCGGGTTAACATGAGCGCAGAGGTTGCAGGCGCAGGACTTTGCCCTGAGTGTCGCACACCAATGAAAGTTACAAGCACTGCATCGGGAAAGATGTGGACTTGCGCTACCGATCGTATTGCTATCCCAATGCCAAATGGCCACAACTAAAAAACAAAATCCACTTCCAACTAAAAAGCCAAAGCCTAAGCAGACTCTAACAAAGCGAGCAACGCCAAAGGTTAAGACTTTAGACGTATCTGGAACAGACAAAACAGCCAAATTAGCCAAAGCAGTTAAAACTCCTAAGGTACCTAAACCTAAAAGAGGAAGAAACGAAGTTGCTGTACTGAAAAATAAAGTAGCAACTTCGATAGCTCAGGGTAAAAAGGCGCGCATATCAAAGTTAAACACAAAGGGAATGGTTTCTATTCTGGGCGATTCCTCAGAAGAAATCATGCAGCTTTTAGAGGTTAACAAGAACGAATCTGCAACTTCGCTAATTCAAAAACGTCTACTACAGTCGCTGGTAGACGTTTTGCCATATGCAGAGCACAATGTTCGAGAGTCTAAAGGTCAAAGGTCTGTCTATCAATTAAACTCGCTAATCACTTCTCTACGCGAAGTTTTAATCGATATTCAATCTACGCGAGACAAAGGCGCTCTTGGTGAGGCACTAGTTGAAAAGATTATCCGCCCTATGTTCCTGGATTTAGGCATGTTGCTTATTCAAGAAAACGCCAAGACGGATAACATTCTTAAAGACTTAATGACACCGGAAAATTATAGAGAAGCAAAGAAAACAAAAGCCGAAAGCCTTGAGAGAATTGCTACGGCAATTCAACTGGCCTACACTGAGGCTAAAGCACAGGTAATCGCATTTATATCTACATGATAGCTGATAACATAAAAACTCGCATAGCTCAGTATTACAAAAAGAAAAAGCGCGTAATTTTTCCTGAATTAGGACTTTTGCGCAGAGGCCGTTTACGAGCCGATCTTCTTGTTCTAGCTATGACAGGGCACATTGTTATCGTGGAAGTAAAATCATCAGTTTCAGACTATAAGGCAGACGCTCGCAAAAAGGGCTCCTACTTAGAGTATTGCAACCAGTTTTACTATGCAATGCCGGAACCAGTTTATCTAAAGGTTGTGGAGACAATAACCGAAGGTATTGGTGTTTTTATAATGAGTGAAGACGGTACCAAACTTCGTAAAGTTACGCCTGCAAAGAATAGGGAACTAAAAAATGAAGTCAAGCTCAGCCTCGCAATACGAGCAGCATTCAGAAACGCCCCAGACACGACAAGAAAAAACAAACGAATCTGAACTAAAAAAGACTAAACAAGCCAGGAAGACAAAGTTGCGTAATATTAGGGCAAAAGAAGAACTAGACATGCTCTCTCCTAATAATAGCGTCGAGCCCCATTATCCACCAGGAGATTCTCAATGTTTACCAAGGATCACGTCACTTCAGTGACTGCTAGCGGCATCCGCACTAAGAAAAACACGCTGTTAGCAGACACAATAGGCACCTCAGGAGTCTCTGCCTCCGCGTTTACTGGCGGGCAGTATAACTACTTTATGTCTGGGTTGTTGCCTGCAACACCCGATCTTCCAGACTCGACGGCGCTTGCGTATTTTTATCGTGATATCTACTTGCACGACAACGTTGGTGGCTCTTGCGTAGACATTCAATCTACCTTCCCGTTTTCGGATTGGGAACTGCGCGGCTTGGAAGACAAAGACTTAGAAATCTTTAATAACGCCCTAACCCGCCTCAATATGTTGGAGATGCTACCGCGCATTTCTATGGCTTACATGGTTGACGGTTTCTACACAGGTTCTCTTATTGTTGATCCTAAAGTTAAAAACTTTATGGACATCCTTACGCACGACGCCTTGCAGTGCAATCTAACCGCCTCACCATTTAACAACATTGACCCTAAAATTCAGGTAACAGTTTCTGGTGAGACCATGCAGTTTATTAACAACCCTAGTGACTACGCTAGGCAATACCTGCAGACAATGCCTCCCTCTTTTGTGTCTTTGTTAAAAGAAGGCTCGTTTGTTCTTGACCCAGTAACTACTCTGTTCTTGGCACGTCGAGGTTTAACTGATCGCCCGTACCAGTCTTACTTACACCGCCTTCTCCCTATGTACTTGTTGGAAAAAACAATGTACCGAGGCACTCTGGTTGAAGCACAGCGTCGTCAACGAGCAATGACGCACTTAACGGCAGGTGACGACATCTGGACACCTTCAGCACAAGAGCTACAACTTTTGGCTGAGCGGTTTCAACAGGCAGAGCGTGACCCCTTAGGAGGTTGGATTACTACTCGTAATTCAGTTACCGCTACAGACGTGCGCCCTGGCGGTGAGTTCTGGAAATGGACAGACATGAGCGATGTCCTAACTCCTTATAAGCTACGTGCGCTAGGCATATCGGAAGCCTTGTTGTCTGGTGACGCAAGCTACGCAGCCTCTGACAGTGCGTTTGCAGTCTTCCTTGAAACCACTCAAGGTTATCGTTCGCATTTGACCCACTCTATCTTTTACAAAAAACTCTTCCCGCTGCTAGGTATTGCAAATGAGTTATACAAAGATAAGACTAAAAAGTCTAAAACAAACTCAATTGTAGACTTTATCTACAACACAGTAAATCACAATAACCTCAAGCAACCTGTTTTGCATTGGCATAAAGACTTGTCCGGTAAAACCGAAGACAACCTTATGGACATGCTGGAAAAAGTTTCTGAAAAAGGTGTGCCTATTCCTCTGAAGATGTGGCTGGCGGCTGGCGGCATTGACAAAGATACCTTAATTAGAGACGCCCGTGAAGATAAGGAACTGAGGAAAGAACTAGGCGTAGCCGAAAATTCTCCGCAGGACGTCGAGGATGAAGGTCACGATCAGACGCAGGAAGATAGCGACGATATAAATAACGAAAAGGTTACGTCGGCATCCGCTAATTCTTCTTGGGCAGCGGGTGGCTTTAGGAAAAAGTCTATACTAGACCGTACCTTTGACGGTGAATTCTACAACATAGGTAAAACCGGTAAAAAAGAGCATGTGCTTAATAGCAATGCCAAGATAAAAGATCAAAATTGGCAGATAGCTAAACTTGCTGCTAAGTTTAAAAATCCTGAGGTGCGCGAACGTGCTCGTCGTTTAAACTTGAAAACTCTTGGAATTGACAGACTTGCGCTTTAATTTAATGGCAATACTAAAAAGGACATAAAAAGAAATGCTTAAACCTATTTACCTAGCTGCTAGTGCTAGACTTAAGGCTAGTGCCGTTTCTACTTCTTTGGCAGGTTGCCTGCAAAGAATTGCCAAGACAGTTGACCCAGTTCACGCTAAAGACAAAACTGCACCGGCGCTTGGCCCTAACATTTGCCATGGTGCTGTTGCGCTGGCAATTAAAAAACGAGGAAACCCAGAGGACCTTATCTGGTTTTATGGTGTGCGCTTTAAAGATCAGCCTCAAGTAGAACACTCCGTTTTGACTAACGAAGACCATGAGGTTATCGCAGACACATTTAAAAAGAACGGAAAGTTTCTGGGTACTAAAGGCTACTTTCGTAATGTGCCTGGTGCTGACGTAACAGATACTTTTTTAGCCGTTGTTCCTGTGTCAGAGCTTTACGACGACTACATGAGCTACGAGATTAACTCTGCAGTTAGCGACAAGGTAGAGAAAAAAGACAAACAGCGCAATAAAGAAAATATAGATAGGCAACTTGAAACCAACAAAGAGCGACAGGACACTCTGCGTGATAGTAAAAAGACAATGGACCCAGCACAAAAATTGCAAGTTGACGAGCAGGTTAACGGGTTACAACACCAAGCAATAGAACTAAAGAAACGTAAAAGCGAGGCAAGTATGTATTCCTATCTTCTTAATGCGCGCATTAAGCCCGAATCAGATTATCAGTTCTTTACCTACAAGGCTGCCAAGCCTGTAGTCGTTAATTTTCGCGGCAATCCAATTGTGATTGACAAGGGTACAAAATTTGGTGTTCGCAAGTCTAGTAACGGTAAACACATTAGACTAATTCGCCCAAATGAACCCACTCGTGTTATTACAATTGATTTGAAGACTGCCGAAGACCTTGCAAAAGGTGTATAAAATGATACTAGGAATATACTACGACAAACTTACATCGTCTATTGCTGCTCAGATTGTACGCGACCTATTGGCTGTATCTAGGGAATACGAATTCTCTGTTTTGGATACAGGCGGCAAGTTTGAAAAGTCTTTGCTACAAGAGTTAGGTATTCCTTTTGCGGAGACAGGTAAACCTGAACTAGCAGTTGTCTATAAAGAGGGCGAGGCATGGCCTGCTTACCCTGAAGACACGACCCTTGTTAAACGGGACCTGATGATCTCAAAAAAGAAACAGACGCTTTCAACTGAGAATAAAATAGGCTACTTTTTAAAACCACAAGGACGCGTTGGTCCTAATTTAACAGAGCGTTACCTTAACAGAGCCTATCCTAAAGGTAAAGGTTTTATTGATCCTGCTCTGTACTGGATGTACTGAATTTTCCTTTCATTATCCTGGAGAGGTTAGCCGCCCTTCAAGGTTCAAGCCTCGGCTATTCTAATCTCCAGGTACTCTTCTAGGTACCACTATGGATTCATTCTTTGACATAGCCGGCAAGGTCGGCGCGTTACAGACTTCATTAGGGCAGGCCATAGGGTCTGCCCAGTCTAGCGTTTTAGGTGAGACAAAAGCCTACATAAACAGCACCATTAAAGGTCTCCTTAATGGCAATGGGCTGCTTAACCCTAATACTACTCCAGGTGTAGGCTTAGGCGACTCATTTGCGGGTATGAACGCCCGCGGTGACGCGGTACAGAACATAAATTGGTGGTGTGTTTTACCTACAGTGGGTGATGTTGGCTTTTCAGGTGGAAACCCAGTAGACCTACCTTGGTATTATGTTCAAACGTCTAACCTCCCGGCAATGGAGGTTACTATGAACCCAATAACTAGGAACGGTAAGCAGATTTATTTTCCTAATTATTACTCGGTACCTGATTTAAATTTAGTCCTTTTTATGGACGATAAAAACGCGGCTTTAAAATGGTACCAAGCTTGGCGTAATATGGTAGTTAGTCAGGGTAGTTCCTACAATCCTAACTCTCAGGGTAAGTGGGGTAGGCCAGGTGATTATAAAAAGAACATAAATTTTGTTCTTTATTCGTACTCTAACGGTATGAAGAACAATCTCATAAACATTAAATATATAAACTGCACCCCAGGCCAGCAAACTTCCTTTAGTGAATTGAGTTCTAACAACCCAGAAGTCATGACACTAACAGTAGGTTTGAAAGTTGAAGATATCGAAATTACAGTAGTTAACGCACCAGAATTAACAAACGCACTAACAAGTTCAGGTGACGTTGGCGTTATAGGCAAAATAACTTCAGGCATACAGAGTGCGGCAACCAACGTGTTAAACCAGATCCCTTTCCAGTTCTAAACTAATCAACTACCATGCCCAGTATAGTAAACCAAACCGAAACCAAACCGTTTCCTGCAGAAATGCGCGACATAATAGATCAAAAGTTGCGTGAGACTGTAGGTGACAGGCCAAAAATAGAGTCTGTACGTCCCGAAAGGCAACAACGTCCTTTGCCAATCGTGCAAACTGACCCGGCGTCTATTGTGCCCCCTAAGGCTACAAAAACAGAGGCACCAGAAAATACGGTGCCAAATAATGCTCCTCTACCTACGCCAGTTTCAACTGTTGACGGCATCTCTTTGGATTTACCTTCAAAATTTGCCTATTACGACTTTAAAGACTTATACATTAAACCTTTTACTGTCAAACATTTGTCCAAACTGGCAAGGTCTCAGCAGGAAGCATCTTTGCAGATGTTGGTGGAAGTAGTTAGCACCGTTTTGTCTACGCCTAATGGCGATACAGACATTGGCTTTAAACTCTCTACTGCGGATTTTACGGCTGTTTTGTATTGGTTGCGAATGAACTCGTTTGCTAAGCCGCAAATGCGCTATCGTTGGATATGCCAGCATGACGAGCACATTGACCAAGTCAAACTGGGAGCACTGTCTCCTAAGAGCTTGGAGAACATTCTGGTATACAAAGAGTCTGATATTAAGGTTATTCATTTAGACCATAAGCCAGACGAAGAGAAGTACACTTTGTATTTTGATAATCGTCCTCCGGTGAGACTAGTGCCTGAGAATATGTTAAACACGATTCAATTTTTGGACGACCCTGAACAGCGTTGGGACAGTGCAGATTTCCAATTTAGTGCAAAACTGGCTGCACACCTGGATTTGCCTTTAACGTTAAACGAAAAGATTCTCTTTGTTGAGAACGAGCTAGCTATGGACCATGTGCCGCTAATTAAAGAGTTTTCAGCTCTTATTGACGGTTATGGAATTAAAGAAACAGTAACATCAAAATGTAAGGAGTGTGGCGTGTCACAGCAGGTTCCCCTGACTGTTGACACGTCCTGTTTTCTTTCCCCTGAGTTCTGAGGCTGAGATTGTAGACCGACAAACCCGAATAGCTCAAGAATTTCATATTTGGGACGAAAACATGCTTAGTTCAACTTTCTTTTATATGTCTAATAAAGTTGTCTCTATCTGGGAAGATAAAGTTAAGGCACATAAGGAAGGTCAAATTTACATAGGCGGTTAAACCCGATAAAAATGGCATACGATCCAAGAGACCAAGCTAAAAAAGCTAGACAGGCTTACAACGATGTAAGCAGTGTTCCTTTATTAAACCTTCAGGACATTGTTAAAAATTCTAGGCAACTCTTGGGTGCCAAGGCACTTGCTAACTCTAAAAAAGGCCTAAAGCTTTCAAAACAAGCAGAAAAGCTTGCCAAAGAGCAGGCAGTTTTAGACGCCAAACGTCTAGCCGTTGAAGAGACTAATCTTAAAAAGCATCAGCAAGAAATTGCAGAACAACAAAAAGCCATTGAGGACGATAAAAAAGCGGCTGCTGAAAAGATTAGAATTGAAAAGGTTAAAAACAAACTCTTGACAGCCAAGAAGCTTAAGGCTCTGCGTGATGCCAAGAAGGTAAAAACGGACGAAAAAGATGTTAAAGCTTTAGACCTGATAAACAAAACAGAAGGTAAAGAGCAAACGCAACATCCCTTAATGGTCAAGGCAAGAGACGCTCTTTTTTCTGCTGAAAAGAAAATTGAAAAGGCTGAGCTGCTTAACCTAATTTCACCTAAGGTACTGCGAGACATCCAAGCTGATTACCAGGTTGCTGAATCCGGCATTAACCTTTTCGACGTTAAGCTAAAGCTACAACAACAGGAATACAAAAAGCGATTAGAAGCAATTAGTCACTGGCTAAAACAAAAAGCTAAGGTTGTTGTATCAAACAAATTTGGAAAAAGCAAGGAAGAAAGTTTTGGCTCTAGGGCATACAAGTTTTTAGGTGGTAAGGCTAGCACCGCAAATGAATGGTGGAAAGACGCCAAATCAAAAGTGTCTAGCGGTATCACCAGCGGAGTTACTGCTCTTAAATCAGGCTATGAGAATTCTCCTAGGGCAGTTGCGGCTGTTGCCAAGGCAGAACAAGTAGCAAGGTTCTTTGGTAATATGGGTCAAGATACTTTTAGATGGCTTACTAAAAAGGTAAGTAGCATCTCCGGTATGCTAATGAACTATATCCGTAAACCTTTTGCGGCTGTAGGTAATGCTGGATTTGGGGAGCTCTTCGGTATAGCTGCCCTTATACCAACTCTAATTGGGCCTATCTTAAGTGGCCTTAACGACTTCTTAGACAAGACTTTTGGGGAAAAATGGTTTAGTACCTTAATGAAGACTATGTGGGAAAAGTCCTGGTCTTTTATTAAAGATACTGTTGCTGGCTGGTTAGGTCTAAACACTGAAGATCAAAGAAAGGCTAAAGAAGAGCAGTCCAATGTAGATACTGCAACGGCAGATTTACGTGGTGCTAAGGCTTCCTTCTCACGTCCTTACGAGGATATTAAAGTTGCAGCAGATAAAAGAGATGCGTCTATTGATGTAATACAGAAACGAGTAGACGCTAATCCAAGTGCAGCTTTAGCAGCGGGTATCGATTCAGTTCCCGCAAAGAGCAAACTTGGTTCTAGGTCACCGCAATCAGAAAAATTAGACATCTTAACTTCTAGGTATGACAGCGGAAATCCTCTAAATTGGTTTACGGCTAATAGTACCCTAGACGACCAGGTACAAGACCTCTTAAAGACGGCGCCTCCAGGAAGTATTGACCCTAGGTCAGCAGACAGGTTTAATGCTTTAGGTAGAGCTATTAAGGTCAGCCCCTACTATGTTGCTGGTGCAGTTTCTTGGACTTCGCCTAAATTTGCTGGTAGCACAGGACGCGGCGCGATAAGCGCACCTAACCCTGCTCCATACAATGCTACAGGCTCGGTAATGACTGAAAAGTCAAAAGAAACGCCTAGTGCAGGCCCTGGCCCCGCCTCTGTGGGTAGGCCAGGCAACGGCTCTGTGGGTACAGGCGCAAGCAACCGGCTTGTTCCCAATAGAGCAACGCCTGATCAATTGATAATACTTAACGCTGGTGTCTTATCAAACTAAAATGAACATCCTATCGTTTGTTGACCAAAAACGCAAAGGGCTGGCAGCTACTGCGGGGGATGCGGTATTAGAAGCATCTAACGTAGCCCTTCACGGAATGGCCTACTCAATAGCAGACGCAATTGAACACGGCAATACAATTAAGTCGCGCAGAGTCCTTAAAACTTCTTTGGACAAACTAAACACGGTTGTTACCAAGGTTCTTTACGATAAAAAACTATCTTCTAATAAGTTAGACACAGAAGAAGACGATCTGTTTAGTACCGTAGGAAATGCTCTTAAAGAAGGCGTAGTGGGTTTAGTGTCTTCTGTTGGCAAAGGTCTGATTAAGATGGTAGGTTACGCAATTGAGTATGCAGTCATACCAGCCTTTACCTTTTTCACTTCTGCCGCAGCCGCCGTAGTAGGTTTGCTTGTTAACAACCCTATGTCAGCGTTAGCTATTGGAACGGTATTAGCTACAGGAACAGCAGGCTATAAACTCTACAAGTACCTGACTAATAAAGAAGAGAGTGCCTCTCTGCCAGCAAATCCTGTAAACAAGGTTACTGCCGAAATTCGTACCAAGGGAGTTGCTGACCAAGGCGAAATTAAGTCTACGCTTAAGGACAAAGACGTTGCAAGGATTAAAAATTGGGAAACTAAACTAGGTCTCGCTAGTAAAGAAAAGGCACATAATCTGCAACCAGGTATACTTGCTGCGGTTATGGCGCAAGAGTCAAATGGTAACCCCAATGCTGAATCTAAGGCTGGCGCAAAGGGGCTATTTCAGTTGATGCCTGTTGCCGTAAAAGAACTTAAGAACAAAGGTTTAACTGTCGACCCTCTTAACCCAGAACAGGCGGCTGAGGGGGCCGCAGTTTTATTAAGTGATTTGGTGGCCTTTTATCAAGGTGATTACGACAAAGCTTTGGTTGCGTACAACGCTGGAAAGACTGCGCTTAATCAAGCCCTAAAAGGCAAAAGAACTCTGGCAACAGAATCTTTAGAATACGCAGGAAGAGTTAAAGGTCAATTTAGTGCCATAAACAACCAACCTTTGTCTACGGCATTAGAAACAGGGCCTATGTATCCTTTTGGTCAGTATCCGCCTGCACAAGAGCAAATAGCTACTGCGCAAACACCGCTGCCGGGCAACCTTTCACCTAGTCTTATAATGCCTGCGGGAGGTACGTTCTCATCTCCTTTTGGGGAGCGGTTCTTGCTAGGTAAACTTGCACCGCATGACGGTATAGACATTGCTAACGCAGAAGGTTCCCCGATTTATGCTGCGGCGGCTGGTAAGGTCGTAACCTCAGGGCCTGTTAACGGATATGGTTCGCTAGTTGCCATTGACCACGGCAACATTACGACAAGGTATGGTCATACGCGCAAACAGTTTGTCAACGTAGGTGACTACGTTCCTCAAGGTAAGGTAATTGCTGAGATGGGAAATTTAGGTAAGTCTACTGGCCCTCATTTGCATTTTGAAGTACGTGATAAAAGTGGCGTAGCAATTGACCCTGCTAGTTATTTACCTGACCTTCCGTCTTCTAAAGGTCAGCCTTTAAAATATTCAATGCCTGACCTCAGTTCGATTGTTATAAATCGTAATGGTCAACCGTTAATCCTAAATTAGGAAATACAATGTCGCAACTTATAGACAGTTTATCTTCTCTACCTACTGTACCAAGTAGTTTTTCAGGTAGTGCGCCGAGATCTGCACAAACCGACCCAACCTTGCAGAATACCAGCTACCAGGTACTTTTGGTTCAACATAACAAGAAACAACCCCTAATTGTTTTAGGTAGTGTCCCAGAAGAGTTTCAATTATCGCAGGACGTAGGCTGGAAAGCTCCTTGGGGCGCTGGTATTGCTGGCAGCGGCTTAGTCGGTGACCTACTTGCCGCAACAGGTAATCGGTTGGTAACGCAAGTTATGACAATGCAAGTATGGCAAGGTGAGAATGATTCGCTAAGCTTTACGGTTGTTTTTGAATTTAACACCTGGAAAGATCCGGTTGCCGATATTGTTGATCCAATTAAGGCTCTAATGCAGATGTCTATGCCAGGACTTGGCGCGGGCGGGTTCTTGACTTCGCCTGGCCCTGTGTTAACTGCCGCCGGTGTTAAGAACCTAACGCAGACAGTAGGTGGAAAGATTATTGGTGCCGGTCAGGCAATCAGCGCAGCAGGGGCCAATGCCATAAAAAATGGCTCTATTGAATCTGTCTCTAACGTAGTACAGACAGCCGTAAATTCTGTTGCAGGCATAATTAGCAAAGATGATGTTGAAAAGAATCTTGAAAATAGGATTTCTATTAACATAGGAACCTGGTTTCAACTAGACAACATTATCATTAAGCAAGTTAATCACACGTACAAACCACAGGTAGTGGACGCACTTACCGGTACTTTTCAGAGTGCCACAGTCTCTGTAACCTTTGCACCTATGTTTGCTTTGACTACTGCTGATATTCCTAACTTGATAAAGGTTAGGAATTTGCCTAGCTCGCTACCGTCTGTTTCGGCAGGTTTAGGTTCTGGTCTTTCAGCCTTAGACGTGCCTTCTTCTGTTCTCAACAACTCGGGTATCTTGAACATTGTACCTCAGGTTTCTAGCATTGCGCAGAATGCGGCTAACAAAGCGGCCAGTATTGTTTCTAACTTTATTCCTTGATGTTTAGGAAACTAAAATGCTTACCTACTCTGAAGCCACGCCTACTACTACGCTTTTAAAAAATCTAACGGACTTAGACATACTTAAAAGCTCTTATGCCAACATTAAGTACTCTGCTAAAAAAGAGACAACAATAATTGTGGACTCTAAGTACGAAGCTAATCTACCAGGTTTAGCCTACGACTATTACGGTAACCAAGAGCTATGGCGAGTCATTCTGGCATTTAATGGTTTAGAAGACGCCCTAAGCGACATTGTTGCGGGAACGCAATTGGACTTGCCTAGCCTAGCCTCTGTTGAGGCGTTCTTTACTAGCTCTAGTAACGTCTTAAATCCTGTGGTGTCTTTATGAGCTTTAAAGTTAATGACCAACTGGATGGCCTTATAAAAATCAATGGTCAAGAGCTAGTTTTAACTAATGGTAATTTTCTAAAGACACTTCATATCCGGGCGGCGGCTTTAGATGCGTTACCTACTATGCACTTTGAATTTGTAGATTTATTAAAGCTTGTGCCTTCAATGAATCTAAACGACGGGTCTACGGTAGAAGTTACTTTATCCAGTAACATCCAAATTGTGCGCAACTTTAGAGTTTTCTCTTGGCTACGCACTCCTGTGGGTGACGGGTTTGCGTACTCCATAGACTGCTATTGGGATGCCCCACAATACCTAATGGGTACTTCCTGCGCTGGTATACTGGGTAGTAGCAGTAGCGTCTTAAACACAATTGCGACTACGTGTGGATTGGGAATATCAACTTTTAATCAAGTGACCGCAGACCAGATGATTTGGTTGCCCAACAATAGAACCTATGCAATATTCGCCAAGGATGTTGCTCGTCACGGTTTTAGAAGTGCTACCTCTCATATGGTATTGGCTGTAGACTCCCATGGTACTATGAGGTACTGGGACATAAACTCTAATCCTGCACCTGCTGTTACGGTAGGTTTTGTGCCCCCATCAAATGGTGGTGCATACCAACGCATTAGCGACTTTACTGCAACGATAAATTCCGGCACTAATAACATGGTTGGTGGATACCAGCATGTACGTCATGCGCAATCGGTTACGGGTAGCACAGTCGTTAATCAACTAACCTTGTCCTCAGACTCAAAAGTTCCCACTATTAACTTTGACGTGCGAACGGAATTGGCTAGGTCTTTTGTTACTCACAGTCCATTAGATTACGGGAACGTGCATCCTAACTATGAGCAAGCATGGGTGCAGAATATTAGGTACAACCTTTTAAATTCTATGGAAGGCCAATTCTTGTTTAACACGATGACCAACTGGGAACCGTTAGACAACTTTAACTATGCTGCACCTTCTGACCTAAATAATAATCAACATGATGGTGAGTACACGGTGACTACAAAGATTGTCTTTATAGCAGGAAAAGATTATTCTGAAAAAATTATTGCAGTTCGCAATGGATTAAATAGCTGAGGTCGCAATGTTTGATGCTCTAAATGAAGCCTTTGGTCTCTCTGGAGGCAACGGAAAAACTCGCAAATACCTAGGTAAGGTAACTAATAATGTTGACCCCCTAGGCCTTGACAGAATTCAAGCTAACGTACCGGATCTTTATGACCCTACCTTAGGCCCTGTGCCTTGGATTGGACCAAAAAAGGACGCTTTATTTGGGATTGGCGCAACATGGGGCATTTACGGTTCACCTGCTATTGGCTCTGATGTTTTAATTTCATTGCAAGATGATGACCCGCATTATCCTGAGTACGAAAGCGTTCAGCTAAATAGTTCTGCCTCTAATTTCCCAAGCGGTACCTCTTGGGGCTTTAAGGACCCTTACGGTAATACGTTAAAGATTACTTCTGATAAAAATATATCGTTTGTTGCTGCTTCAGGCTGCACAATTACGATATCGCCTGTAGGAAGTATTACTATAAATACACCAGGAAGCCTGTCTGCTACGGTTGGTGGCTCTACAACCCTGACGTCTACTGGTGCAACTACGATTACTTCTAGCGGAACCTTGGCCCTTCATGGCGCCAGCATAACTTTGAATTAAAGTTAAGGAATATAAAATGCCAGCAATTATGAGAGTAGGTGATACAGGGACTGGTGTTTGTAACGCGCATACCAGCCCAGTGGCTTGCACTATAACCTTTACAAGCGGCGCTGCTACAGTGAACGCAGAAGGTAGGGCGGTATGCACTATAGGTTCTGTGGGTGTTACCAGCTGCGGGCACACGTCTAAAGCAACTACAGGCTCTAGCACTGTGATGGTTGAAGGTAAAGGTGTGCACCGTGCCGGAGACACTGGGATTTTAATTCCTAGTGGAAGCTACACGGCTGGTTCAAGTTCATCACATACAAGCGCAAATTAAAATAGGTAAAAATATGGCTTTAACCAATTACCAGCTGTCACTACAAAACGCAAAATTTATAGACGTTAATACTCAGTATGGTTTGAATAATAAACCGGACCGTTTGCCAGACGGACAAGCAATAACAAATGCTTCGTTGTTTAACCTGTTCAACTGTATGCCTGGTCAAAGAGCCAGAACCTTTCAACCTGAATACGGTTCGCAATGGTTGCAATTTTTGCACGAGCAGCCTGGCCCAACGACAGCTATGAAGATGGAGTTGTTTATGGTAAGCGCCATTAAAAGGTGGGAGCCTAGAATAAATCTAGATACTAATAGAACGCAGATTATTTACGCCGCCGACTTGCCCGGATACGTTGTAAACATTGTTTACTCTTTGCCGCAGAGTTTGTCTTCTAGCCAAATTCAATTTAATTTACCTCTCCAGTAAGGCTTTAAATGACAACTCCAACTTTTGTAACGCAGACCGTACCAGCGGGTAACCTAAACACTGCCTATTCCACTAACTTTGTTATTTCTGGTGGAACTACTCCGTACACTTTTGCGCTGATTAGCGGCTCGTTGCCACCCGGTTTGACGTTGCTATCTGATGCGTCCGGCATAACAGGTACGCCTACTACACTGGGCATCTACAACTTTACCATGCAGGTAACGGACAGTAGTAGCCCAGTTCAAACAGTGTTTCAGGCATTTACACTGTTAGTTCTGGACCTAATATCTTTATCTAACCTTACAGTTGATCAAACTCAGTTTGTTACTCAATTGCAAAATGCTTTGTCTGTAAGTCAAACTTGGAGCACTGGCCTAACAACTCAGACGTCGCAGACGTTGATTGAGTTGATTGCAGCTATTGGTACTTACACGACTTCTCGTATTGTTCGCCTAACTGAGGACGCATTTCCTACAACAGCCCAATCTGATTCAGCAATTCGGGCTATTGCGAATATGCAGGGTCTCCGGTTGGCTCGCAAATTGCCTTCAAGTTCTGTTGCTACTATATCGTCGTCTACCTCTATAACCATTCCTGCTTACACGCAATTTTCAGGCGGCGGTCAAAGCTGGTTTAACGACACGCAGATTATCCTCTCTGCTACAGTACCTGCCTCTGTTCTCTTAAAAGAAGGTATCGTATCTACTTTTAACATTAACGGACTGGGTAGTAACCTGCAAGCTTGGGTTTCTACGGATGACAAGTTCACAGTGTCTGACCAAGACGTTACTCTTAAAATCAACAATACTGGAATAACCAAAGCTTTTGGGGGTCTGTGGAACTACCAAGGCCTACCCGCGTTTGCTGATTTAACATTGCCGGATGGACGTCTTCTAATTCAGTTTGGCTCTAATGGCTACGGCAGCATTCCTGGTGTTAACGACGTTGTTACCATTACATATGCCAAGACACAGGGCGAGACTGTTAATGGCCTAAACTTAGCAGGTGTTGCAGTAACCTGTTCTGCGTATCCTACTTTGACTGGCTCGTTTACAGCCAATCCCTCGGGCGGTGCACCCGAGAAGCCTTCGTTAGCTTACAAAAACTTCTCAGCAGGCACGTTTGGGACATTTGGTTCAGCAGTTACTAAGCCTCAGTATCAGGTAATGGTTAATAACTATCCTGGGATAATTGACTCAGTAACACAAAGCCAGCGAGAAATTAACACGCTAGACGTCAGATGGATGAACGTAATTAGAGTGTCTGCGTTGACTAACAGCACCTGGACTTCGGGACAAATTAACGCCTATTTGGCGTATTTGCAATCCCAGTCAATGTACTCGACTAGGTTCTTGTGGCAAGCACCGATACCAATTCCAGTTACAGTAAACCTAACAGCCTACTGTTTTAACTCCGTTACCGACCTAACCGCAGTTCAAGCCGCAGTTCAAAAGGGTATTACCAATCTTTTTGCACCGCGCCCAGGTATTTTGTCTACTCCTTTTTACATAGACGATTTGATTACAACCGCGCACAACGCAGCACCAGGTCAAATTTCCTATGTTACGGTAGCCAGCCCAACAGCTCCTATGTTGGTAACGCTGCCCACGCCACCGCAACTAAGCTACACGATTAACACCACCGGCGGAACTTTAACAGGCGGAACTTTAGGTGCAATTTACTCTTATGCTATCTCTGTAAACGCCGCGTCGCCGTTAGGTGGAACGGACTATGGTCCACCTTCCGGTTGGGTATTTCCTACAATCCCAGCTGGTGCACTAACAGATTCCATTACACTGACATGGCCTGCGTTAACTAACGTAGTTAGCTATACTATCTGGGGAAGGCGTAGTGGTCTCCTCCAGCAACTTACAACGATAACTGCCGCCTCGGGTATAACGACCTACACTGATACCGGCACACCGGCTGACCCTGCTAGTCAGGCAGCTTTTCCTAGCCCAGATTTTTTAGCTAGGTATAATCAACTTGCTAGTTTGACAGTTAACGTAGGTTACGCTAACCGCCAGAGCCGCGTTCTGTTACCAGTGCGTAACACTTTGACATAGTTAGACTAAGATAGGGTTTAAAATAGAAAGAATCAGTAAATGACGTATTTCACCTACACAACAAATCTTCCTACGCAAGACCCTATTAAGAATGCTCGCGCTTTTACAAAATTGCCTAGAAGCGTTCTGTTAGCACCTTACCTAGCAATCAATCCGTATTTTGTTGATTTTACAAATGCTATTGACACCGTTTTCGACGTAAACGTCGAGGCAAAGTTGTTAGCACTAAAGAACATCCGCAATATGTGGCCCACCTCGTTAGGTACAGAGCAGAAGATTGCAAATAATCAGATGCTATCTTTTTCAGACTGGGGAGGAACAGACCGCGGTACGGTTATTAGCCAAGTAAACTTGTTAGGGCTAGAGTTGAATAACGCAGGCGTTATTGACGATGGTTCCTATCGAGCGTTCTCTAGGTTTCTGGGAAGTTACTGGTACGAAAAGGGAAAAAACTCTCTAGCAGACTTTCTTAGTTTTTGTACCAACAATATCTTTGTGTTGCATAATTTGTGGACACAGGATTACTTAACCTTTGTACCTGAAGGCGATCCGTCGATAGGAACAACTATTTTTAACGGTGGCTCTTGGTATCCTACAACGCACGTTCGATTGACGGTCGTTAACACTGCTGGTTTTGACATTAACGCTATTGGTGGTCTATTCAACGAAATTGCAAACTACAATCTAGTTCTAGAATCCATAAATTCTCAACTTAGCTTTTTAGTTGCAACAGGTACGCAATCTCTAGGAACTATCGTTCATAGTGTTGTTGGTTCAGCAGGTGTGGGTGTAGGTGCAAACTTGGTTCAATCTCCGGCGACTCAGACAATATCCAATTATGATGGAAAAGCACACGTAGTTGGTATGGCTTTAGCAATTCAGGACAGCTACACTTTTGGATCAATTTTACCACCCGGGTATGTTTAAGTTTTATCTAATTAAAGGACAAAAATGTCGATATCTTTAGACCTAGCGTCTTACGTTTCTGGTGTAAACGTAACAGCACTCTTTACGCCGGGTGTAGGTACACCCGCTACATTTGCAGGCCCGCATACTGGAATGACAGACGGCGTTTCGGTTGCAACCTCTTCTCGCAATATGGCAGAGATTTACAATCGACTAAATCTGCAAATTGCCGCAACTATCGTAAACTCCGGCCTTACCTACGATCCAACTAATTGGGCACAGTTGGCTACTGCGGTTAGCAGATCAGTACCTGCTGGAGCAATATTTGATTATGCCGGAGCTACGGCGCCTGCTGGATTTCTTTTGTGTGATGGCTCTGCGTATGCTCGTGTTGGTACTTACGCCAATCTTTACGCTGCTCTTGGAGGTGCGTCTTCTCCGTGGGGTCAAGGTGACGGCAGTACGACCTTCAACGTGCCTAACCTTCAACGTAAAGTAACAATGGGGGCGGGCGGAACTGCAATTTCAGGGCCAGCTAATACAGTAGGTGCAACTGGTGGTGCAGAAGCTATAACTATCGCTACTGCTAATTTGCCAGCGCACTCCCATAGTTTTTCTAACGTACTAACAGGCTACGAAAATCAGGCACACAGCCACTACGATAACGGACACGCTCACGGATTTGCCTATCCAATTAACACGCAGACTTATGCAGGTGGTAACGGGGCGGCTGGTTTCTCCGGGGGGTATAATAACGTTTCCATGTCTGGTACTTTAGTAAGTTACGCAAGTTTAAGTACAGAGAGTGCATCACATAATCACTACGTTAGCGGAACAACTGATGGAGGTACTGGCGGCGGTGCCGCAATTACCAACGTACAACCAACTACTGTTGTAAACAAGATCATTAAATACTAATTTTTTAAAGGAAACTAAAATGTATATAGTTATTAATCGTAAAGACGGTGTTGTTATTATGGGCGGGGTAGCTGCCCAAAATGTTGACATGTCAACATTTCCCGCAACGGTTACGGCAGAGCAAGTTCACTGGTGGGATTCTACTAATCGCGGTGCCCTGCTTACGTTAGACCCAGTGACTAAAGAATATGCGCAAACCCCTATAACCGATTTTACCCCTTACGCCGGCGTTATAGCCGCGTACAAAGCAGCCCTTATTGCTCCCCCTCCTGTGCTGTCAGAAGCAGAAATTCAAGCAGAAATAATTAAAAGCTTTGAGTTTGCTGTTC